GTGATAAGGGTGACGGCATTCCAAACATCTTGTCACCAAGTGATTGTTTCGTTCGTGATATCCGTCAGAAAGCAATTACACAAGGTAAGCTTACCGAGTTGATGGCAACAGACTTTGACTCTGATAACACATCGGAAGACTTGTGTATTGGTTTTGCACGTAACCGCACCTTGATTGACCTGTCATACATTCCACCTGAAATTAAACAGGCCATCATAAATAGTTATGAAGAAACTAAACCTGCTAAGGGTAAGATTCTGAATTATTTAATTGCACATAAACTAAAAGGCCTGATTGAGGTCATTGAGGAATTTTAATGAAAAGTATCTATGAAATTTGGGATGAGTTTGAACTTGCCAAAAACAAAAAAGACCGTATGGCGGTCATCGAAAAGAACCTGTCACAAGAATTGGTGAAGGTACTTGAACTGACGTTCCATCCAAAATATCAATGGACAGTTAAAGAACTGCCTGATAACTACCGTGTGCCAAATGACATGTTACCTGGTATTACACATGACAATCTAGGTTCACAACTGCGCCGATTGTATATGTTCTTAGAAGGTGATGCGACAGCAATGGCATTGAATCCACACCGCCGCGATGAAATTCTAATTCAACTCTTAGAGTCTATCGAACCTCGTGATGCAGAAGTGATTTTGGGTATCTTTCAAAAAGACCAACATGTTAAGGGTTTAACTTACAATTTCGTTAAAGAGGCATTTCCAGACCTTCTACCATGATAAAACGAGAAAAGATTGTTGTTGTATGCGGTGAATTTGATCCGATTTCTTACAACGATTTAAAGTTTCTTAGAAAAGCACGACACCTCGGCCACTGGTTAATTGTCGGTGTCCATTCAGACTTATGGATGAAGTGGTGTCGTGATGGTTCAAACCAAGATTATGAAGAGCGAAGAACTATTATCGAATCTATGAATTTCGTTGATGAAGTTTTTAGATTCAATGATTCGGATGGAACGGTGTGCAATTTACTTAAACTGGTTAAGTATTGCTATCCATTATCCGATATAACGTATGTCACACAAGATGACATGCACGATGGACCGGAACTAAAAATCCGTGGCATCAAATTTGAGACCATTAAGTAGGAGAAACTGAGTGTCTAAGCGTTATGCGCCGAAATATCGTAAAAGTTATGATTTTGAGGACGATGAAATTAAGGTTAAACGTAATGATGGTCGCCGAGAGCGAAAACTGAGTTACGAAGAAATTTTGGAACAGTACGAAGAAGAAACCGCGTTGGAATACGATAACGAGGATGATATGTTGTAATCCTGCAACACGTATTGCCACAAACCTGCGAATATTGTATAATTTACGTATTCGTGGAGATATATTATGATGTTTTATGCAAGTTCTAGGAAGTCGAAGACCAAACTAAGGCCAAAGGCCGAACGTGAGGAATACGCGGAGTGGTTGAGAAAGCACAAAGTTGGTGAGTACGCAAAACGTAAAAGTGTGGAAACACTAGATTACAAATTGAGTACACCACCTGGACGTGAAACCGTCAGGCATCCTTCATTGAATACTGGTCTTGGTGTTGCAACAAAAGCAGAACCCAAGGTTTACACCGGCACAAAAGTGATGGGAATTGCAACTTTGCACAAATCAAATGCTGTACCTGTGTTTAACAGCGAGGAAGCTGTAGATATTTCTAGAATGAGGCGATAAAATGCGAGAAAAAATTAGTTTTGTAGTAGAATTAAAAAGACCGGTGTGTCGAACACCGATAAAACCTGTTCAGGTTCACAAAAATGACGCGAAATACAGTCGTAAAAACAAGCACAAGCGCAATTTGTCGCAAAATGCTGCTCTAGGAGATTAAAATGTCGCAAAATACTGCTCCAACAGAGCAAAAATATGATTTTACCGAGTTAGATTTAGCTGTCCGCCGTTGGGCAGCACAAACCGGACATGATGATGACCAAGAATACTACCGAAAACTCAAAGAACAGTACCAGTAAGACGTATTCCTACGAGGAATTGTTTACGGAAACCAATGATGGCACAGGAGATGTCATTTTGACGTTTCCTCCAGAAATGGTTGAAGAACTAGGACTCACCGAAGGCATGGAACTGAATCTCGGTGTAGAAAATGGTAACTTGATAGTGTCAAAAAAACAACAATAAGTTTGTAGGATAGAATTAGTTGTAGTACAATCACAGTATGCAACTAATCGAAACAAAATCCCTTTTGGCCAAACTAATGGCAACTGAAAACTTGACGGTAGAGCAACGCAAAGTTCCTACCGCTATGTTCAACGTGAAAACTCGTGTACTCACAGTACCGATATTGGACAACAACATTTCCAGTGAATTATATGACCTGTTCATGGGTCACGAAACTGGCCACGCATTATATACTCCTGCACTGGAGATGATGGATGCAATCAAAGCAGATAAAATCTCACCTTCTATTCTAAACGTAGTAGAAGACTCCCGCATCGAGCGGAAAATCAAATACAAATATCCAGGACTCAAAAACTCGTTCGTGAAAGCATACCGCGAACTGTATGACCGAGACTTTTTCGGCACAGAAGGTCTGGACTTGAATGAATTGAATCTGATTGACAAAATTAACCTACACTGCAAGGTCGGTGCGTTAATGAATATTCAATTCACAGATGAAGAACGTGAATTACTTGAAGCGGTTGAAAGTACCGAAACTTACGCCGAGGTGATGAAGGTTGCACAACGCATTGCCGATTTCATGCGTAAGGATGCCAAGGAAAAGCGTGAAGAACAAATCGAAAAGAAAAAGGTTCTTGTCAAAGTAACCAACGGCGATGGTGATGATGACGCCGAAGAAATCTCACAGGAAGAATTGGACGAATACGATGAAATCGAATATGATTTCTCGGAGTTTGATCCTACACTCGGCGGTGGTGAATCTGATATCGAAGATGAAATCAAATCATTCACCGATGAAGCGTACAAACGCAATGAATCACAATTGCACTCCGACAACCCATACGAACACATCTATGCCAATATTCCGTATGTTGATCCCAAAAAGGTAGTATTCGACCACAAAGAACTGTGGAAAAAATACCGTGATGAATCACATTCCATTGACGAAAAACAATTCAACAAACTGCGTATGGAATCTTCCAAGGTTGTGTCATACCTGATTAAAGAATTTGAACTGCGTAAGAACGCCGACCAAATGAAGCGTGCAAGTATCGCCAAGACCGGTGAACTGAATATGTCAAAGATATTCTCTTACCGTTTCAGTGAAGATATCTTTAAGAAGGTGTCTGTTGTTCCAGGTGGCAAGTCTCACGGACTGATTATGTTTATTGACTGGTCTGGTTCGATGATTGAACACATGGCCAATACGATGAAGCAGTTATTCAACTTGGTTATGTTTTGTAAGAGTGTTGGTATTCCATATGAAGTGTATGCGTTTGCCGAAGATACTGTAGCACAAAAACTTTTCAGTCCACCACGATTTTCTGGTGATATTCAATACAGTGCTTTCGGTTGTTTGAATCTATTGTCGAGTAGAATGACTGCAACCGAATTTAAATATGCAGCATCAGCACTTTGTTACTTGTCTGCGATGGATGGTCAATCCAGATACAATCGTATGCCACATTGGATGCAAATGACTGGCACACCGTTGAATGATTCAATCATTGCGGCAATGGAAATCGTACCAGAATTCAAAAAGGCAAACAAACTACAAATTGTAAATACTGTTTTCCTTACCGATGGTGACTCCAACGGAATGCGTGGTTACTACGATGATAGAGGTTCATCTATGGGTTTCCGTTACGGCAAATACATGACAGTATTGCGTGACCCAAAAACGAAACATCAAGAAACGGTTGACATGTCTGCTGGTTATCAAATGCAAGTACACTTGACTACCGCACTAATCAAGTTATTGAAAGAACGTGTCGGTGGCAACGTTATCGGTTTCTATGTTATTTCAGGTAGAGAGATTTCACGCAAACTCAGTCATTTCTATCCAGGTAAATCAAATGCCGAATATGAACAACTCAAAGAAGATTTCCGCAAAGAGGCTAGTATGGTTGTAACCAATTCAGGTTTCACGGAATACTATTTGTTGAGGTCAAATGGTTTGAGTACTGATGACGAAGAAGATTATCAAATTACCGAAAACATGACTACACGAGGTATGGTATCGGCCTTCACTAAGTATACAAGTAATCGTGTATTGAGCCGTGTCGTGCTTAACCGATTCATTAAATTAATTGCATAAGGAGTAATAATGGAATTATCGAAATATATTAATGGCAGTAAGATGGCTGCCGTGGATAAACGCAGTATGATGTATGAGGTGTCGTTCTACCAAAACGGAACACTGACACACATCACCAAGGCGTTCACTGAGGAAGAAGCGGAAGCACTGGCCGAGAACTACGTTCAAGGTTATGGTCCACAATCATTTTTGACAGAGAATATCATCAATGGATAAGAAGCAGGTCAAAGAAGTCCTCTGTATTGCACAGGAAGAATGTGCAGAGGTTACACAGGCAATCTCTAAAATTTTCCGTTTCGGTTGGGATTCAGTCCATCCGACAACAGGTGTTAATAATAAACAACACTTAGAGGAGGAAGTCGGAGACCTGCAAGCAATGATTGACATCCTCATTGAAAAGAGTATAATTTCAGATAGTGCAGTCAACGCAGCGCGTATTGCCAAAAAAGAAAAACTAAAGAAGTGGTCAACAATCTATGACTGATGAACAAATTATGGAAACGTATGAGAAGATGAAGGCAATCTTCGGTGATGCATTACCGCATCCTGAACACGAACCTATCAGATTTGCATACTATGTGAAAATCTACAAACACTATCACACTGAGGAACAACCTGCATGAGCGCCGCCATAGTTATAATTGTACTGCTGTACAACTTTTCAATTATCGCAGGGGCATGTTATCTGGTTGAATTCCACCAGTGGTCTTTGTGGACCATCTTCTTTGCAATTCTTCTGATGAGAGATTTTAGTTATAAGAGGACAAACGATGGCAACGACAAATGACATTACCGGTGACAGTATTCAGACTAAGGTAGTCACTAATGAATACCGTGAACACCACGAATTGATTTTTGGAGCAAAGCCTCCTAGAGTTCCTTATGTCTATGTGCCACCAACACCTCAGGAGTTGGATGATGCCAAGGCAGAGGACGAAGCATTTAATAGTATTGAAGGAAAGAAGTGATGGATGTGGTATCAGCAAGTAATTTTTTCGTTGGTTCAATTCTTTATGGTATGGGCATTATCGTCTTGGTTGCTGTATTCGTACTTATCAATAACCTCTTTGCGAAATACTGGAAGCCGGTGCAAGTATTGAAGTTTACTGATTATCCACCTGAAATGAAATGAAATGAAAGAAACAATTTGGATTGTTGCTGGGAACTTCCATGAGTTTCGTGAGTACTATCATAAGAAACGAAAGTCCGGTGATTTTAAGGATTACAGATATGTTGTTAATGTCAACATCTTGCGTGGACTGGAGGACATCAAAGGTTTCTACATTGGCACATACAAACAACGTACCGACTTAAAAGAGATTCAGGAACAAATTCTTATCTGTAAACGTAAGTATCGTTATGTTGGAAAAGGACGCAGTGTAACACCCCAAAGTATTGTGGATTTTGAAGCTTACACTGGTGCCGATTTGAAAGGTGATTGGTTCAAAAAATTATACATGGATGAATATGAAGCGACCTATTCTAATATCTGGACGGCCGATAGCGGAAGTAATAAAACAACGTAGGGCACAGATGCTGGTTCACTCCTGCATCTATTACGAACTTGATGATAACATTGTCTCTGACCATCAGTGGCAGGCATGGGCCGATGAACTAGAGAAAATCCAAAACGAATATCCAGATGAAATCAATATCGGTTTCTTTGACTGGGAATTTCGTGACTGGGACAACTCTACTGGTGCCCATCTACCACACCGTGACCCTTGGGTGTTCGCCAAAGCAAATCAGTTATTGTATAATCGTGACCATGGTCTGCATCTTCTGTATAAACCAAATGGTAAACAAGAAGAACCGGCAAAACAAGGACTAGAAAGTTTTTTTGGATAATATTATGAACAACAACAAAGCAATCGTTAAACTGGCAGAAGAATGTGGTTTCTATGCCGCACAGGACAATCCAGAAGCATTATGGAAAGAGGTAGAGTTCCTAGTGGAACAGGCAGTCCGCCGTTGTGCCGATATTGCCATGTGTTATGACTTTGATGCACAAAGAATGATTCTCAGTCAATTTGATATTCCAAAATGAAAGACTTAATTCCCTTCAACACCCGAGTTATCGAACGCGATGGTGTATTTGTGCATCAACGCCGTCCGGTATTTGCCTATGTGAAGACTGTATGGTATAAACCGTGGTCTTGCAAGATTGAATATGAAGTCGAAGAATGGTATGATATTGATATTCCCAAACGACCAACTTACCGAGTCGGTGATAGAATCCAAGTAAAATCGGGGTCATTCAATCCTGGTGCCATGGGTGAAATCAAGTACATTGAACCATACAAGAAAACCCTATGGGTGCTTCGTGATGGTGCAACTAAAGATATCCCATATCAACCAGAAGAAGTTGACCTGATTTGGAGACAACCGATAGTATGAAAGTGATTATTGCCGGTGGACGAGACTTCACCGATTTTGATTATGTCAAGGGTTACATGGCGACCTTACCTCCTTGGTTACATGTGACCGAAGTCGTCTGTGGTAAAGCATCAGGTGCCGATGCACTTGGTGAACGATGGGCGAAGTTGTATGGTATTCCAGTAAAAGAGTTCCCTGCTGATTGGGCAACCTTTAACAAACGAGCAGGTCCATTACGCAACCTCCAGATGGCAGAGTATGCCGATGGTCTTGTTGCCTTTTGGGATGGTAAGTCTACTGGAACTGCCGACATGATTATGCAGGCACAACACCATGGTCTATGGACTTATGTTGTACGTACTGACCTCCAGTGGAACAAGAAATTCAAAAACTTCATCCATAAGGGCAAGACACACAAAGTACCAGACCTTAATAACGTGGACTATACCGATGGCAACAAACTACACAAGTAACGGGTATTACCTCTTAACAGTAACCATGGGTTCTGGTAAAGAGTTTTCGTTCCCAATACGTGGTTACAAAGCAAAGTCGTGGATGGAATTTGAGAACTCCCTCGGACTACAACATTCGCTTGCCGAACTAGAAGAACACGAATATAATAAGTTACACTGGACTTCCTCTGATATTACTGTGGAGAGTCCAGCGCTTCCGAAGGTTTCCAAGAATACCAGAAAGTCCAAGAAGGACCCTGAGCCAATTCCTGAGCCACCTGTGGAAGTCAAAAAGAAACGCAAAACAAAACCAAAAGGAACCTTAGAGGATTTTCTATGACAAAAGTAGTGGTAAACAAGTGTTACGGTGGATTCGGTCTATCGAAGCAGGCTGTCGAGTTATATGCAGAACGCAAAGGACTCAAAGTGGGCGACTGGAATGACAAATGGGGATTCTACGAAAATGGAGACTTCTATGACCGCGAGATTCCTCGTGACGACTCCACACTTGTCGGGATTGTCGAAGAACTTGGTGCGGTTGCAAGTTCACAATATTCTGACCTCCAGATTGTGAATGTTCCAGATGACGTAAACTGGACTATCGAAGAATACGATGGTA